CCCATTTGGTCTGGTATAGGTATTACCACCAAAACCCCCTGCGAAGAGCCTCGTGCTCTGAAGGATGTACAATTCCTGTCGCAGGGTTTTCGTGAGGAACAAGGCATTTGGTTGCCTGTTCCCGACACAGATCGAGTTCTGTGCTCACTTCGCTTCGGTTCAACTGTCGACGATGTTCGTTGGCATTTGATGAGAGCGTACGCATTGCGAATTGACTCCTGGGCAAACCTAGAGTGTCGCAGCTTCATTCAACGTTATATTGATTGGATCTGGAAACATCCAGAGTACAAAGAGCAGTTAGTTGGTGAGATCAATGGTCTTACGATGAGTGAGATCGATGGTATCTATAAATCCAACGATTGGTGTTGGGCATTGTATGCCGGACTTGAATTGAAGGGGACTCCGCTGGTAAGCGAGGCCTTCACCCTTTTAAAAAGTCTTAGATCACATTTTGAATCTGCAACTCATAACTCTCTTCCTTCTTCTTCTTCCTTCTCTCTCATTCTTTAATCATGGGTAACCAAACAAAGAAAACGCAGAAAGCTCAGCAAAAACAGCTAGCTAAAGCGATGTTTGGAAAACAAAAGGGTAAAAAGAAATCCAAAACAAACGGTTCTAAAAACCGTGGTTCTCCCACGAAGTCTGTTCCTAATGTTATGTCAGCCGTTTCGGATGGCATTAATACTGGAATGGTTTGGAAAAATTCCAATCAGGTTCGTGATCATTTTAATCGGCGATTTGAGAAAGTTGCTGATTTGATTTCTCCTGGGGCTGCATTTACTATTTTGCAGTCACTATTCTTGAATCCAGGTAACTCTGTGTTGTTTCCTGTTTTCTCCCAGATAGCCTCAACTTATGAGGAGTATATCTGCCACCTTTTGCGATTTTGGTATCGCGGGGAGGCATACACTGCTATCAGTGGTGTTTCTGGTTCTGGTATTATCGTCTATGCGACGAACATGGATCCTGATGATCCTGGCTTCACAAATGTGGGCCAAATGGAAAACTATGAAGGTTCAGTGAGCGGTCCTCCGTTTGCTGGCCACTTCATGCATGATGTGCAAGAAGCTCACAAAGCTAAAGGCCGGAATCGATCTGGCGGCGCCTCTATGGCGCTAAATCAATACTTTGTGTATAGTTCCGCTAATCAAGCGGCTCCTGCGAATTCAACCGCCAAATTTTATGATCTTGGTTTATTCCAAGTGGTTAGCAATGGGTTGGCTGTAACGGCCACTCAAGCTGTGCCTATTGGCGAGTTGTGGGTTGAACATGAATGGACGTTAATTCGGAGAAAACAAGAAACTCCGATTGGTCAACAGGCGCTTTATGCGCATATTGTGGAAGGTCCCGCTGCCACAGCAGCTGCTGCTACGCCTTTGGGTACAAGCGGTGGTGTTTTGCGTGCTGGCTCAACCATTCCATGTGTTTCGACAACAACGACCATTAGTATGCCAATTGCTGGTACTTTTCTTTGTGTCTTTCAGGCCACTGGGTCTGTTAGTGCGGGGATTATTATCACAAATGGTTTGAATATTACTGGTTCGCTCCTGATGAATGATAGTGCGAATTCAAATCGCCAAGCTTTCTCAGGTGGAACGTCTGTTTATGCAGCGATCCATGTGGTTTCACAACCAGGAACTGGCGCGGCCAATTTGATGACCATCAGTGGGGTCTCAAGCCTTGCTGCTGGCACATTTGACTGCTTTGTCTCTCAGATTTCTGGGGGAGCCACTTTCACGTCCAAACCGTCGTTGAATCAGATCACGTCGGCTTTTGATGCGCTGTGTGAGCGCTTTGACAAGCTTGAAAGAAGGCTTGTCACTGGTTCAGATTCTTTGCAGAAATGTATTGTGTCTGAGCCGGATACCCCTTTTGAAGAAGAAAAGGGTGCAGAACTTGAAAGTTCTGTTCACATCTCCAAATCCACTGCTGAGCAGTTGTTGAGGGGACTCGGCTTGCGGAAGTAATTCCTAAGCTCTTCTTGCGGTGTGCGAACTACCGTTACCTTGT